CGTTGCAACATCATATTGTTCCAGTTAAAGCCTTGCTTGTGCCTATCAGCATAAGCTTCAGTCAATCCAACTTTGTTCTTAGTGCCTTTCTCACGCACACCCGGGTAAGCACTAAACACGTTGTCAGAGCTATCACCACGCATACACTTCATAAAAAGATGCCACTGTGGGTCACCGAGTAGTTTAGGTTCTTTTGTTTTCTTATCTTTAACAATCTTACCCTTGTCATCAAAGTAACCTTCTAATGTGATAAGCTGATTAGCTACCCCATTATATTGCTTCACGTTTTCATTGATAAGTTGAACATAGTCGGTATCGCTACTGATGATAAAATGTTCATCATCGGGATGCAAGTGAACAAAACGGGCAATCATATCATCTGCTTCAGCACGTTCGTGCCTAAGTACAGATACGTTTGTTTTTTCTTTAAGAAACGTAGTGAACTTTTCATATGTATCCCAGAACATTTCATTTTCTTCACGTTCTGCGTCAGTCTGTGACATTGTATCGACCACACGATTTTTCTTATAAGGCTCATAATGATCCTTGCGCCAGCTACGGCCTTCCAAGCAGAATACTACATGATCGATACCGAATTTTCGGACAATTTGATTAGTGCTTGCTAATGTTAAGTGTAGTGCCATTCCAATCTTCTCCCAAGTATCACTGTTACGTGATGCAATGTGACGGGCACGAAAGAATGTGTTAGCTGTGTCAATGAGTGCGTATTTCATGTGTCTATTATATACTACTATTTAGTTTTTGTCAAATTCAATCATACCGTTTATTAGCATGATCTCCAATTATAGTAATTCCCATATGCATATTTGGGCAAGCAGTAATTAAATTTGATGGATCGTAGTTATGATGATTAACATCATCGTGGTGCAAATGTAAAACTTTAAACCAAATACCACTCCATGTATCATCAGTAATAGAACCTTCCATTTTCTCAAGGTTCGCTCTAGCATCACGCTCACATGTTGTTGTGCCCAATTCATCAATAACTTTACAACACTCACAGTGTTGTTTTTTATATGTTGAATTTAAGACACTTGCGTCATACTTCAATTTATATGAAGGTTTAGCAATAGGCTTGGTATATGAAGGTGAGCTGGGTGTAAAGTGGCTCATATAATACTGAAGCCCTTTATCAAACGTCATTGTATTCTTTGAATATTCAATATACGCTTGTTCCATCAAAGAAGTACGTACAGAAAAAATATGAGTTTCACATTTATGTACTACATACTGTGCTAGTGCATATTTCTGGCTGAGAGAAATATTCAAACTATTAATAAGTTGTCGCATTTGATCGTGACTTCGCATACCCTTAAAGGGGAAACGATTACCTCGACCCATAGTTTGCACTTGTGATGCTACAACTTCACCGGGGTTATTCGGTGAAGTCAGATATACTACACAATCAATGTCTAAGATGCTAATACCGACATTGCCCATGTTCATTACAGACAGAACTGCCGGGTTCATTCCGTTAATAGGATCATTCAATTTCTCAATGACATGTTCTAGTTTTCTTTTATTATCAACTTTCTCTGGTTTGTAATAAGAAGAAACAATCTTTTCAAATTTAATATGATTTGATGTAGTTACTGCAAAGATACCCGGATTAGATAGAGACTTTACATGGTCACGTAATTCATCATGTAACCAATTATTATCATCAAATAATGAAATGCCGGTTGTTGCACCCTTCTGTCCTGCTTTAACTAAAATACGACCTAGCAAAGGAAAGACATTTATTTTTTCTGCTTCTTCCCAAGAATGTTCTTCAATTGTACCGATTAGTTGTAAAGTCTCTGCCAACCTAGTGTGATGAAAAGTCTTAAACTTGTCAAGTGCCGAATATACATCATTAGCAAAATGAGCTTTGGGAAAAGATTGCTTTTCTTCCCGCTTAGGCATTTCGGGTAATGGTAGAAAAGTATTTGCACCTCCCGGTGTTTTTGCCAATTGGCTTTTTGACAATGTTGCGCTAATGGCTAATACCTTAGTACCACCGTGCGCTAATTCTTCTGCCATTGGCTTCCATGAAGGATCATAATCATTAGCCAAATAACGACCGGAGTCAGGGTTTACTATACCGTGTGTCACTTCACCAATTTGTAATCCAATATGTGCCTCATCAAAAAACGCATAATCAATGTTGAGCAATTTCTTCATGCGTTGTTCATGTGTCATAAACCACTGAATAGTTACTGACAACACAATTACCATATTACCAATAACTTGATCTACGGTCTTACCGCGGCGCGCCGCTTTTTCAATGTCATCCAGAAGGGCACTCATTGAGTCACCATCATACACTACAAATGCTTTGACTTCACCATTATCACATCGAACATCTTTAAAGTCAAGATATTCTACCATGTCATGGTAAAAAACTTTAGTTAAGTCGCCGCGAGGTGAAGAATACATGAATACTTTTGCTGACGGGTTTCTTTGAGCAAGACACGGTATAGTAGCACGACCTATTGTGTATGTCTTACCTGCTGACATAGGGGCTGTCAATGTTCTGATAAGATGTCCGGGTCCTGTGTCCCATGCACTAAGAATATTTGTTAGTAGATAATCATATTGGTCCTGATCTAGACTAGCATCAGACAAAATTTCGTCAAAAGTCAATGGTGTTGTCATAGTTATTCCTACATGTAAATGTTAATTATATCACAGAAAATTTATATTGTCAAACTTATTTCAGAAATATACTGGCAATTTCAAGACGGGCAAAAACGCTATCACCAAATTTCCATCCTTCAGGCATACTTGTTTGCATGTCCAATTCATTGTCAAGCAATTCAGCCTCTTCATTAGTAATCAATACAATAGCCAAATTGTTTTTAATCATTTGTGCTATTTCGGTTACACTACGTTTTTCCATAGTCATAGTAACCGCTTGATTATAAATCATAATGCAGGGTACAATGTGTTCCCGATATGTGTTTTCTTTAGTACGCTTAACTGATTCACCAATTGTAATTAGGTGATCGATACTATCCCCCTCAAGCAATGCTCGGGTGTTTTCTAGACCAAAACCATCTTCATTATCAATAAAGTAACGGAAACGTTTGGCAATCTTTTCAAAAATATTACGCTCGGATACTTCACGTGGAATAGGCTTGATAGCTTGTCCACGAACCTTGCGTACAATAGTTGTGATAGCTTCAATAGTGCCGACAATGATCCAAAAGTTCTCAAGTATATCCCCGTCAAAAGGGATATTCATAAAGTCCTTTGCATCTTTGCGCTTTTCACTACGTTTACCAATTTTCTCAGTAAAGCCTAATCCTAGGATTTGCTTACGCATCTCCACAACGTCCTCAGGACGTGCAAGCCAACCTATAGTGTAGTGGTTCTTTTTAATTTCACACTTTACACCATTGTTGGTATAAAGTACACAGTTACTTTGTTCTTCGTAAACACGTTCCGTGTAACCGCGTTCCTCACATGAGTTCTTAAAAAGATTGAACGATATAGCGGCCATAAATTAATCCGTTGTGTAAGTTAATACATTAATTATAGCACCAAACCCATTATTTGTCAAGTATAGGCTTGTTGTATTTTTACAACACTTTTTAACTAACCTCAGTGCGGCCACCACCAAGATTTTTGCTTCTTACCACTCTCAGATCACGGTTCGTGGGATCAGCTTGTTGTTGCTCATAGACCTCTAGTGCAATATTTCTACAAACAGTTTGGAACCAACGATCTACTAATACTTCATCAGTATCGGTATCTTTCTGTTTATATCCTGCACGAATTAAATTTAAAATGAACTTATCATTCCAATCTAATTCAAACGCGCCATTGTTAACATCATTAGGATCAATGTCCATACTTAGTATGTTAATGTACGGCTCTCCGGCCGCTGTAGCTTTTTCTTTAGCAGTAAGTTCCGGTACGACTGGTGCTGCCTTTTTTTCCTTAACCTTCTTAGGTACAGGAGTAGCTTCTACTTCTGGTTTCTTAAATAAGTTTTTTATTTTGTCAAACATTTATATCTCTCATGTAATTTAAAGCTAGCAAGATTCTTTGCCTTTGATTCGCACATCATATCAAAGTTATCTAAGAATGTTAATGCCCAATCGTTTACAGCTTCGTTCCAATAATAATCACTGTGTGCCCGAAGCTTTTGTTTACTTAGTCCTGCTAGAATCAACGCATCATGGGCGGGACGTTCATGTCGGGAGTGTTCAACAAGACAATCTTCCCTACTGACAGAATAGTGTAAAGTAGGGCGAACACCACGCCAACTGTCAATAACCCTTTTAACACGGTCATCAGTAGGGTCGATG